CACTCCTCTAAACCTTCAAATACTATAATGCTACCTACGTATGCTGCTAGATAATCAAATCCTAAATTATTAGTGTTTACAGTTGCATATAGACTACCATCTTTACAGTTAATTAAATCATAACAGCAAGTAGTATAATTTGATGTTGAGCATTCACACTCACCAGTTGTAGTATTTAAAACGCAAGGGCTGCTACATGCAGTAGGTGTCTCAGTATTTGGACAAAGTAAACTTTGTACTATACCATCTTTAACAGCTGCTAAAGATGTAGCATCAAATAATGACATAAAATAATCAGGTCCTCCTGCAATATTATTACTACAAAATCTATCAGTAGACGTGTATGTACAAGACCAATTTACGCAAGGAGTAAATATTCCACTAGTATTAAGACTACAAGGTGTAGTAGACCAAGCTGGATTTGTAACACCTGATGTACCACCCGTATTACCTACTAATGAATCTCTTGTTGCGTAGTATTCTAGTGTGCCAGTACCTGTAGTTTCACCAACTATCATTAGTGTTATATCACATGCAACCGGTGTACCTGCTGATCCAGACTTTATAGTTTGAGCTAAATCCATAGCCCCATTATAAGCTTGACATCTATATAGTTGATAGTTTGAATTGGTACAATTTATTCCACCTAATGTTGTATTAGGAACCACTGTACCATTGTATGTGCCAGAATAAGCCCAACTTGGAAAACCATCTGTAATAAATAAAATTCTTCTTGCTACAGTAGGATCTGAGTTTCTATTATTTGGGCCAGTGATATTATCATAGCCTACAGATAATCCGCTAACTGTATTTGTACTTCCTGAAGAATATACAACAAAATTAGATATAGCTTGTTTTATTGATCCACCTGCAGAACCACTTGCCCATGCCGTTGACCCACCTGATAAGTCTAAAATATTTTGGCCACCTGTTGATTCAAGTGTATTGTTAAATCTTACAATACCAATTTGAACATCACCACTAACTATTCTATCTTCACCATTGGTTCCATTAATGTCATCAACTAATGTTACCAAAAAAGCTTTTAAGTTATCTAGTTCTGTTTGACTTATAGAAGATGATGCGTCAACAACTAGTGTTAAATCCATTTTACAATTAGCTGGTGCACCAACACATAATCCAGATGCAGCATTATAAGTATAACCTTCTGGACATACAGGTGTTGAACTTTCACATAATTGACTACTAGTATTGTAAGTATAACCTGGGGGACATCCGCATTGACTAGCTAGTGCATCTAAACAATCTTGGCAAATATCAAAAGACAACAACACACCTAATGTTTCAGGTGTAGGTGCGGAATCTTTAATTACTTCCCAACAAGTATCAGGATACTGTTGAGTATAGATAAATTTACCTTCATAGGTATCTATAGTAGGCGTTAACGTACTATTTGTATAGATATCTGGTAATAATCCCGCACAATCATGTAGTCTATACGTTGTCATTATTTATTTTTTTGCTTCTTGCTTTTTTGCTTCATAGGAATGTATGCACTTTGTACACACTTGTTTCCCATCTTTACTTGTTCTCTTTTGGCAGCCACAACTCAAGGCTGCTCCACAATTTGCACATTTCATAATATGTTGGTTTTTAAATTATTAGCATGTACCGCATCCACACCCACATGATAATTTGTCTAACTTAGACATCACGTATGTGTAAATAGCCATACCCTCTTCAGGTGTATGACAATATTCTACTTTTGCTTTAGCTGCTTTTAGCATTGTCGATAGGAGGTTTATTTCCCGCAACTTTTCTTTCATTGGTCCTACTGGCTCGCAGTTAGGAACATCTAGACAACAAAGCAAGTTATTAATTTTATTTAAAGCTTGAGATATACGTAGATGGTTGTATTCTACATATACCACATCATTAGGTGCTACACTATAGCGAATAACATATACCCCATCTGGGGTATCATTTCTAAAAGTATCACAGTTTGTAAGCTGTAATCCTAAATCACACGCAGTAAGATTTACTGCAAACTCAGTACCCATATCTGTAATCTCAGCAGCTGTAGTAAATCCAGGTGCTGTAATTTGCAACTTAGGACATTCTACAGGTACATTTTGGTTATAGGTACTCATGTCTACTATACGTAGTAAACAGTTATTTAGAGTATCTGGAAATTCTAAAGCTAATTGATGTTGTGCCATAGTACTAAGTTACAAAGATATAGTGTAAAAATAAAAAAAGGGAGGGAGTTTTTTAACCCCTCCCTTTTTATAAGTTTTAGTTAAGATTAAAGAATCGGTGGAGTTACCGGCTCAACTGGAGTACAGCCATCTGGGCAAAGATACTCAGTTAATGTAATACAACTTGAACCTGCATTTTTTAACCATGCTAGTACAAAACCTTCAAAATCTGTATCGCGACCATCTGTAACAATTTCTAACAAGTATTGATCATTGTCAAATGTTCCAGTTGGGTTATTGAAACGTGGTACATTATGCTGGATGTAGTAGCGAGTGTAAGTGCTGTTTTTATCAATAGCATCAAATACATCTATACCGTTAGTAATCTCACGGATACGCAAGTCTTGTCCAGTATAGAATGGTTGTTGCATGTAACCTTCAGTTAAGATAAGGTCACGGATAATGTTTTCACCATATCCAGCTCCTTGAATTGCATCACAAGTATTAGTTGCGCAAAGACCTTGGAAAGTACATGGATCACCGTTAAGATCTACTTCAGAAGCATAGATTTTAACTGGCTCCAATTTAGCAATGATAGAATCATTTGGGTAAAAAGTACATGTTCCAAAAGTAGTATCTACATAAGCACCATTGATGATAAGACCTCCAAGAGTATCCTCAGGTGTAGCGTTAGCTGGAAGAGTAGAAGGATTTTGAACATATCCCAACAACAAATCTAAGTTTGTTGTAGAAGAAGTACCATCTCCAATTTGAGCCCAAGTTGTTCCAGCATCAGTTGAATAAGTAAGCTGAACTTGAATGAATGGGTTGATCAAAGGTGAGTTCAACAATTGGTAAGCCCAGTTAACATATACAATCAATGGGTTAACAGGAGTTGGAGCAATTGCATCAGCAGGACAACATCCAGTGTAAGCAGCTGCAGTATAGTAAGTGTTACGAGTTAACGTACGCAATACTGGAGAACCTTTGATGTCTACACGCAAGTTGTAAGTTTCACCACACAAGAACTCTTTAGTACAAGAAGCGCTATATGTGGGGGACTCTGGATCAAAATTGTCTTGATTAAGACCTACAGTAAGCTGAGCTTGTTGTTTGTCACAAGAATCAACTACATAGAAAGATGATATATACTTAGGGTTGATAGTCTTAGACTTTACAGTCTCAGAGTATCCACCGTGGTAAGGACCAATCTTGTCATTTGGGTGAATTGAACTTGACACAAGCACTAAAGGACATTTACTAGTATAAGCAGGTCCTGCTAAGTCAGTTGGTGTTAACCAAGTTTTAGGATCTACAAAAGTAAAATCTCCTGATGTAGGTACAAGACTTGTAGTTGCTTCTGAAGGCTCCGTGTAGAAACCACCAGTTCCAACAAACGTCTTTTGAAAGGCATGATTAAAATAAGCCATTGTTTTTTGTTTTTAAGGGTTATAAATATATATTTAATATAAGAAAAGTATTTCTACTTTCCAAATTATTTCAAGAAAAGTAATTTGTACTTAGTAGCGTTTATAGCATCCTTTACTAAGTCTAGGTTATTTACTATCTCAGAGTATGGCATCATACCCTGAAGTTTATTCACCATATTGTACATATCTCTAAGATAACCTACTGCATCTGCTGTAGTATCTAAAGTACGGATAGGCATCTCTTTATAAGAAAGTAATTTCTCAGATACTCCCTGGTAACCTTCTATAAGAGTATCTGCAAAATCATGGAGCTTTTCATAAAAACTACCAAGAGCTTTATGAGCAGCATATGAGCCATCTCCTGTAATTTTTAAGTGCAGTCTGTGAAAACTAATTGCAGCATTCATCATTTCTGTAGCACACGCTGCTGTCATAGTATCAAGTGAACTTCCACCCACACCTGCGTCAGGAGTAGGTTGCGGTTTTGCAGGTTCTTCCTTAGGTTGCTCTACAGTAACCGTAGGTCTGCTCAATTTTTTAATTGGCTCTGGATTACGCTTTAATAAGTTTCTTGGTTGCTCAGCCATGATTAGTTATTTTGTTCAGAAGCATTAGACTCCCGAGTATATTGATTAAATGATTCTATATCTCCAGCAAGAATTGACGCTGCTGCATCTACAATTACTTCAACTACGTCATCAGGAAACTCGCATGATACTTCTTCTGTTGATGTCTGTAGGGTGTAGGGATCTGCGCAACCCAAAATTTGAATTCTAGTTGGGTACTTATAGTAAGTATATTTAACACTTTTTATTTCAAACTCATCATTGGTAAATACCTTAATTTTGTTTTCCATCATGGTTGCAAAAGTCTCACGCCACTCAAAGCTAGGTTTACGTAAAAAATCATTTAGTAAAACACTAAGGTTAGCCTCCTCCGCTAAATATACCACCATATCTTTCTCCTCATTGCAACATTTGCTTACTGCTTTAACATCTATTCTCTTAAACTCCATCCAGTCATCTGGTAATACTTCGGTAATAATATATTTATCACCATAAGTAAAAGCAAGATCTTCGGATTTAAGCATGATCATAAGATCACCAATCTTACGATTACTTTGCTCATCACCCTGTTTAAGAATATTGTTACCAACAAGTTGACGGCGCACCCACTCTATTTGAGCTTTATTAAAAGCCTCAACTATTTGCCAACATTCAAAGTTGTCATAGTCTTGGCTATCAAGCTTGTTGAGTCGCTCCTTAATCTTTATTTGTATGGTAGTATTATTCATTTCTTAGCACCGCCTTTTTTAGCGTAACCCATTTTATTTCTTACTGCAGTTGGAAGTTTAGATAGTCCCGGATTAGCACTAGGATTAACAGATTTAAGTTTAGAAGAACCACCAGACTTCATTTTAACTGAACCACAAGTTGCACACTTTTTCATATCATTATAGTTTTAGCATTTCCATTTTCTAAGTGACTTATTAATCCTTGAGTTAGGATCATTAGCCGTTTTAGCACTAGTAAGCTTTTTCTTCATCCCAGACATTCTTGCGCAAAAGCTTTTCTTTCTAGGCCCACCCTCTGGTTGAGGTGCCTTAATATCATGACCTGCTGCTTTTAAAGATGCACGTCCTTTAGCGTTAAGTCCTCCACTTGGAGACTTACCTTCTTTTCTTTGCCATGCTGGACTTTTTGCCATACTATTTCTTTTTAGCAGTCTTAGCAGACTGGGTAAAATCTTTTTTAGTAGGTGCACCTTTTGCTCCTACTTTGCGCATTTTCTCACCAGAGCCTGCAGCTATGCGAGCTCTTTTAGCATGAATGTTAGCGTATAATCCTTGCTTTGCCATACTATCTATTTTTAGCCATTTTCTTAAATGTCATTGCCAATGCTTTCCGTTTAGGAGTACATGTAGCTTTAGTCATAGGTGTACAGTAACCTTTATGTTTAGGATTAACAGCTTTTTGAATCCATTTTTTATCTTTAGCCATAATGGTTATTTTTTACAACCACAACCAGATTTCTTGGAAGCCGTAGCACCACCTTTTTTATAGGTGGTACCATTGGGCTTACCATATGAAATCATTTTCTTTTTTTGTTCAGGTGTTAATAAAGGGTTCATCCTTTACGCTTTGGACTTACTTCAGCAGATTTATTACCACCACCTGAGCGACCTTTAGCTACACGCTGAACTTGTGCAGAAGCGTTTCCGCCACCAACACGTCCACCAGGAGTCTTTTGTACCATAACGGAAGCATTAGGATTTTTAACACCACCTGTCATCATTTTTTTAACCTTTTTCATTTTAGTATGTTTAATATAAAGATAGTTACATATTCCAATACTTCTCCACTTTTTTAGAAATTTGTACTAAAACATCTTCATTAAGTGGGTTTTTAAAGAACTCTACAATCTCGGCTTGGTTTCTTCCTAACATTGTATTAGTATCTCTAGTGTATATAATTCCATCTGTTTTTGCAACAATAAACTTATAATAAGTAGCATCCTTCACAATTGCTTTAAGCTTAAGTGTTTCCATGTCAGCGTTTGCAGCATCTAAGAATGTTTGCGCAGCGCGTATAGGATTTCTTTCTGTGCTTTCCCCATTAATAAAGTTATCCATAATATCATAAATGATATCATTAGGAGTAGACTTTTTATACTGAGCACTCGCAATGTCCACAACTTTTGCAACATAGAACAACTTATTAGTGTTCTTATCATAAAGTTTTTGCAATTCAGCAAGAGCTTTGTTACGAAGCTTTTTAACCTCAGTTTTAGTTGAAGCTGTTTCTTCGTACTTGTCTAAATAAAAACGTGCGTTCTTATTCATTTTTATTTTAGCATCATCATAGCTTTTAGCTACAATACTAAATCCTCCGGCATTAATTGCATAGAGCTTAATAAGATCATAAGCATCTTTCTCAGGCTCTAAAAATACGGGGTCGTTACCACAACGTATTGTTATTTTATTCCAGAACTCATCATTGTCTGGACGCAATAATTTAATTTTATTCCAGAAATCAGGATCTTCTGGACTTACAACATTTGCAGCTAATTCTTTTTCAAGCTCAGATACAATTGTTCTAATCTCTTTAATTTTTGCTTCACGCTCTTCAGGATCCGCAATTTTTTTAATCTCAGGAGCAAATTCATTAAGTCCTGTTAAGTAACGTTTTACACCGTTATTCTCAAGACATGCTAATTGCTCTTCATGGGATACCCCTTCAAAAAGGGTTAAGCCATATTTCTCAAGACCCATATTTGAGTTTTGATTGTTAAAATAAGGTCTAATTGCAATAGGACCTTTCTTAAGGTGTGATACCTTTTCTACTAAAGTAAAGCTCATAACTTGTTGGTTTTATTTATTGGTTTTTTGTAAAGGTAGTAAAAAGGGGGAGGCTTTCAACTCTCCCCCAGTTTACATATATTCTAAGATTAGAATGATCCGCCAGTGATTGGGTTACGCATAACAATCTTCAATACTTTGGTTGGGTCTTTAACCCAGATCGCAGGCATTGTTTGAGTCATGAATACACGGTATCCATTGAATTGTCCAGAGCTTTGGAAACCTTGAGTACGTCCCATGTAATCCATAGTTCCGTTTTGGTACCACCACTTCAATTGATTATCCCAAGATAACTTCAACAAGAAGATATTGTCATTAGTGTTATCAGTGATATCAAAGATAATGAAGCTATAAGAAGACAATGGGAAACCATCAATGATTGGGTTTTCAATGTCATTGGTGTGTAGGTTATCAAATGCTGGGTTCAACACAAACTTCACGTTAGCCAAGAATGGGATAACATAAGAAGTAAATGCAAATCCGTAGTTTAAGTCCATACCTTTACCAGTGATTGCTCCAATACCGTTGTTTTCAGCAGCTTGGATCAACAATCCTGAAGCCATAGCCTCACGCTTGATTGCTTCGTTAACCATGCGCATACCGCCCATACCGGTTTGTACAATCAATTGACGCTTAGGATCTGGACCTTGGAACTCAACTTTACCAGCATAGAAGTTGTAAAGCTCAGAGCGGAACAAATCAAGGCTGAAGTTAGACTTGTTATAGATACGCTTGAATGAGTTATCCAATTGCTTCCAAAGACCCACAGATAAACGGATATCATCTGGACCATCTTGACGTACACGTCCACCTTGTCCCCACATTAAGTAGGTCTCGATGTCATTAGCTACTTTAGTCAAGTGAGCTGCTTCCATTGTAGTCATGAAGGTACGAGACAATGAACCATTACCCATTGCACGCTTAACATAATCCTTACCCATGCGAGATACCATAGTATCTAGGTTAGCAATAGATGGATCAATGTTCTTGTCAAAGTTACGCCAGATTTCTACTACTGGTACAGTACCATCTGCATTCATACCACCCTTGATCATAAGATCTGCGCGAGATGAAATAGAATAGTGTACGTGTGCCTCAGCTCCTCCTACGAAGTTGTAGAACTCGCGGAAACCTGTTGCAGTAACGATGTCTGAGAAACGCTCTCCATACTCGCCACGTGCAGAACCTTTACGGAAGATTTTAGTACCAGGTGCAAGGATAGAAGTATCCAAACCATAACTAGAATCATTGTTTACTAATTGCACGGTGTAAACAAAACCGTCACCTACTGGAACAATGTCATCAGCAGTGATGTACATCTCAGCACCGTTGTACTTGTCATAAGTGATGATATCACCATGTCCAAATTCACGACGTGAAATTTTGATTTGGAAAGTTGTACCATCAGCACCAAGTGTTAATGCTTCACCTTCATCAGATGTTAATACTTCGTCAACAATGTAAGGAAGATCCATTACAATTGGCGTTTGCCATTTGTACTCTCCACGAGCATTATCAACATTAATTACGTTCTTTCCACCAAAGCTAGACATTTGGTACAAAGGCATTTCTACCTTTTGTGCCATTGCCCAAAGATCTACTGGTCCTAAATCCATAGGTTCAGCATTCTTGAGCATGTTAACCAAGTGGTAAGAATCTACGTGTGAACTAGCTGCGTAGTTGGTATCGCGTAGAAATATACCATTGTTTAAAACTGGAGTTGCCATGTTTTTTTTGTTTATTTAAGGGTTAATTATCGTTTAAAAAAGCTATCGTTTCTAGGAATACGGCGTTGTACTTTCTCCTCGCTTTCAACTACTGGAGAACTTACAGTGCGTCGTGCTTCCTCGGTTTTCAATTGGCGCACAGTTTTTTCAACTTGTGCTTGTTTACCTTGATCTTTAATTCTTGCTTTATAACCATCTGGGTCAGAAAGCAACCATAAAGCCTCAGCAATTAAATCATGTCTTGGTTCAACATATTGGTATTTCTCCAATAAGTGTCCTAGCATATTAGTTGGTTTACCTGAAATAGAAGGGTAGTTAGGTTGAACAAGACCAGCGTATAACATACCTTGTGTCTTCTTATCTAACTTCACTCCACCAAGATCACCATTTTTTAATGTTTCATATACATTGTGCATGTATTGTTGAGCAGCAGCTTGCTGTTGTTTTTTCATATGCTCTTGTTGAGCAAGTTTTTGAGCAACAACAGATTCTTGCATCTTATCCAACTTTGGCTTAAACTTAAGAGCTTTTGACTCTAAGTCTCCGCGATCACGCCATTGATCAATTTCTTCTTCAATCTCGTCTTCATTACCAAAGTTAGTAGCTCTTAAATATTCACGTACTATATACTCTTGATCATTTTTATCTCTAGGATCAAGTTGGCGATGTTCTTCAACTTCCGCCAAAATTCTAAATAGTCCGCGAAGATCTTCTCCACCATCTGCTACATATTTAGCAGCGGCTTGCAACTCTTCAGGTAGTGCTTCAAAAAACTCACGAGGTGTATCCTGGCGAACTTTGTTTTCACGCTCACTGAAGTTTGCTTCAAGAAGCTCTTCAAAATCTTTTAGTGTATACTCTTCAATAGGCTTATCATCATCAAAAGGTACAATTTGTCCTTTGTCAATAAGCTTTTTTACAAGTTCCGCTGTACCACTTTTATCTAGCTTAGGACGACCTGTAGCTTTAGGTGCATCAGTATCATCGCTTTCATTGTTAAGTGGTTCATCTAAAAGACTATCTACTTCTGTTTTAGAAATAGGTTTTTCTTTTTCTTCATCATCCTCCTCATTAGGAGTGTCAAGGAACGAGGTGTCAACTTTGGGATCCGTGAACACCGACGGCTTTTTTTCTTCAGGAAGCATGATATTATCAGCTCCCGGAATTCCCAATAATTCATCGAGGTTAACTTCAACTTGTGAAACCTCGGTAGTTTCTTTTTCTGTAGACATGGTTGTTGGTTTTTAGTATTAATGTCTTATTAACAATATACGCAAATCTATCTAAATAAATTTAATAAGTTTTAATGTTGCAAAAAAAATTCGGCATTAGATAGCTATACCCTTATTTCTTCTTCTTTTCAGTGTTCTTTTTTTGCGCATCAAACTTGTTTTTATTCTCCATTGCAATAGCTAATTGGTTATCTGAGATCTGCTTTTGCACAGATAATTTTTCACGCTCAAGGTCTAATTTAGCAGATTCATTTCTCATGCGATTACCTTCCTTCTCACGCTGTAACCCCATTGCTTGCTGGTATTCTTCACCTTTTTGAATTTTCTCAAGCATATCAGCATAGTCACTTTGCATATTCTGATTCATATCTTGCATAGCTCCATAACCTGCAGATTTAATCTCAGCCTCAACAATTCTAGCTTCACGATCTTTTTGATTCTCACTAGCCTCAAACTCCATCTTCATCTTCTGCTCTTGTTGCTTAGCCTGGATCATTTGCTCTTGCATTTGTTGCTGTTGCTGCATTTCCTGTTGTCTTTGTTGCTCCATGCGCTCATCAGACTTCTTAAGGATTTGATCAACCTCAGCAATAGACTCAGCCTTCATGATGTTACCTAGATCATAGATACTAGCACCTGAAGTATTGTTCTGGATAGCTAATTGTTTAAGTTGCTCAAGAACAGCTCTATGATTAGCCTTAGTAGTACAGAAAACATTAAGATCTCTTAATAGTAAATCTGTACCATTCATCTCAAAGTTCTTCGTTTCTTCGGTATTAGTGATATATCTAAGACGCAGTGACGGCTTAGTAGAGTGGTAATGCTGAGCTAAGTCCGTGCGCATTTGGTGTACACGTGGCATCAAGTAATCCGAGTGCTGTACAAATAGCATTTCAGTTTGTGCATAAGATCCTGATACAGCTTGCTCAACGCCAGTTGCTGTATTAGTTTGTCCAATCTGTTGACCCATACGCTGTGGTGTAATACCAATTACCTCAAAAGCTTGTTGCTTAAAGTAATTAGCCAACTGAATACGAGTCATTAAACGATTGCTTTGCTCAAGGTCAAGCTTTTGATAATGCTGAAAAGCAAGTGGGTTTTCCGTATTAGTAATAGAAGTATCCAATGGTAACATCTGGAAGTTCTTCATTGCCACATACGCCTTGGCTAAGTTGTTCTTTCCCCAATCTTCTCCTAATGAGTGACGAGGTAAAGAGTTTTGGTCTAACAAGATTACAGTACCAAGTTCATCCACAAGGATATCCGCAATCTGGTTATTAACAATATTATACCCAATTTGGTAAGGCTTCATTAAATCTACAAGAGCTACAGATCTTGTATTACGATCTGAGAACACGGAACCTTCTATAGGTAACTTGCAACCATACAATGAATTATCACCCTTGAATTGGAACTTCATAGGTGCAATATTGTTTTGGTTCATTCCTAAATATATCGGATTAATACCTCCAGGAGATTTAGTTCCCCAGAATGATGGGTGATGTGGGCCAATCTTAACTCCACCCCATACCTCATTAATCCAAATCCAATCTATGTGTTCACCAAATACTAAGTTATCCTTAGTCTTATTTTTTACAAGACGTGTATTATAAATTGGTTTATCTACAATTTTATAGTCTTCAGTTACAATATCTTGTTGTACTGTACCATCATCATAAATTTTAGTAAGGTGTCCTATTTTACGTTGTGATTTCCAATACGCTGTAGTAACACGTAATAAGTTAACTTGTCCAAAATCAAAAAAGTCTTCTGTATCACGCATGATCCAGTTGACAATATCCCCACCAACTAATGTATTATCCCACATAGATGTGTATTGGCGGTAGCCTAAAGATGGCATTTGTGTATTCCAATCATGAGTCTTAGTACCGTCATAGTAGCTACCATCATTTTGATAACCCTGAATAGGATAACCTGCAGAACGCACTGGATAAATAGCCTCAAGACTTTCTAGTTGTTCTTGTGTCATTAGCCAACCATAGGCGTCAATAACATCCGCTACAGTCATCATATCAAATTTACCTACCCAGCTAGCATCTGACATGTAGCGGATCTCAGGTGACTTATGATAAAATGTAAGAATAGGATTCCATAATTCAATTTGGTAATCATCTTCCATCATCTTAAAGTGCCAGAACTCGCGGTCTGTAATAAGCATATCACGGAATCCGCGTTCTTCTAGCTCATCCATTTTAAATCTCTCGGTATCAACTTGAAGCTGATGCTCAGCCCATTGCTCTACCATTGACTTGTATGTCTTGCTAAAATAACTTTCAATTTGAGGCAATGACTTAATGCTTTCAGGAGCCATTGCTTGTTGATATTGTTCACTATCTTCAGCAAGTCCCATTTGAGATAATGTTAATCTCATTTGCTCTTCAGCATCAGTTATAATTGCTTTTTCTAACTCAGCACGCTTAAGCTCTAACATCTCATTATAAGATGTTTCATCAACTCCTCTAAATGTAACACGAGTATTGCGTTTTGCAAACTCTGCTACAAGGGTATTGATTACGTTAGGAATAATAGGATAAAACTTGAGCTCTAATGCACTTACGTCCTCTTTAGTTAAGGTTTCAATAAGATCTGCATACTCATTATCCTCTTCTACAATGTAGTCACTCTTATCTATAATACCTTTTGCAAGCTTATAGTTCTTTAAGAAACGACGCGCATTTCTACGCACTACGCGTAAGCCTTGCCATTCTAGCCAATCTAGGTTCCAGTTTGACCAGTCTTTATCTTTTTTATCTTTAGGTAAAAACTGGATAGGTTGATTAAGAGTACCCATTTTGTTGTACTCAACCTTGGCTCCCGCCTTTACCTGCATGGCATTATATATTTCCATAGCTTATCTTAAGTTTTTAAATGCTTGTCTTGGTAATTTCATACCATTAAAAGTATGGCCCCCACCGCCAATGTGACGAAAAGGGCTCTTATTTAATTTACTGAATTTATTAGAGTTATCCAAGTTTTTTGCTAGTCCAGTTTCCTCATAGCGCTTTTTATAACCCCTATTTGCTTGCTGCACTTTAGCAAAAGCAATTAATGCTGCAAATGATACAAGTCTATCCACGTTAACTCCATCACGATATGCCATCATCTCTTTCATTAACATGATATCTGGTATACGTTCTATGCCGTAAGTTGTTTTAACAACTTTACCATCATCTGTAGTTTCTTGATGAAGCTCCTCTCTTATGAACTCAATAGCATAACTTATCATATGACTCTTAAATAAAGTCCCTGTATTACGCCATCCATATTCCTGAAACACATTTGCATTAGCACCAATATCTTTTAAAAATAAAATTTGACTTCGTGGTACAAGATAGCGCTGTTTTTTTCTATGAATCATATGTTGAATGAATAAACTAATATTGTTTTCAACAATTGTCCAAGCGTTATACCACTCAACAATCATCTCAAGACGCTCGTGAGTTTTGGCTATATCATCAAAGCGACCGCACCAGGCAGCTACTATTTTATCATTTTCAATAAAAGTTTCTACTTTTTCACCATCATTACGTGTTACCTCAACTGCTGTTTTATAAACATAAATAGAACACAATGATTCTGAGGTTGTAGTTTTTCCTTCACCTACGGGGTCAATACTTGCATAGTACATCCCAAACTCAGGATCTTTGCAAGGTCTTTCCCATACTACCAAAGTACCGGTTTTATCCTCAGTATTTTTAGTAATAGGAAACTCTGTGATAGGTAGCTTATTAGTTTCTCGAGTAGCTACTTGACCCTTGTCATCCCTATAGATATCTAAAAATTCATAGGGATACATTTTATCTTCTATTCTTCTTATCTGAGAAGTAACTAAATGACCTGGGAATACTGATACAGTTCTAAAGTCAAATGCTTCTTTAATATTTCTAGGGTGCTGAGAAATACGGAGTTGGTATTCCTGCGGATCTAATTCTTTTTTCCAAGTAGCAAATTGCTCATCTAATGCCTTTAGCGATTCTTCTACTTTAGAATTACCGTACTCGTCAATAAACGGTGGCATTGACCATTGCTCAGGAATAAATAAACCTGTTCTACCTATTTGTCCAGTTTCATCTATTAAGTTAGATTCTACTGAATATATATCATTCGCGTCCGGGCGCGTAATCATTTTCTTTAAAGGTTCACACTGAGATAAATCCCCCACAGATCCTGCTGCTATAAACATACCTGTAGTCATGAAACCTGATTTCATAGCAGGACGGATATACTCAAATGTTGTATCCATCTTAGGAGCAATACCAGCTTCCTCGTGGAAGAAGTATTTGCATGGTCCCCCTACCCCGTTAGTCGGATCTTTTTCAAAGGACATCCCTTGCATTACGCCTTTGAGACCTACTTCCGATTTACGCTTGCTTAGTGGATCTACAGTTTCAATCTTCTGCTGCCACATCATAACCTTATTAGGGTTCATAGGGCGGTACCATGCTGTATGTTTATTTAAGAAAGCCTCATATTCATTTAAGAATTTCCAAGTACCTTTCTCATTGATATAGTCTTTAAGGCTAGCACCCATCTTAAGGGTGATACCTTCCTCAAACCATATTTGATTAATAAGTTTACCGGCGTGAAAATAGCTAGATGCAATTTGACGTTTCTTTAATATTGCAGAATGTTTATAGTTTAATTCTGCAAGTATCTCATATAGCGCCATGTGATATTGTGCATCACGTACATCAGCAAAACCAAACCTTTGAGTTTCCTTATTAAATATCGGTAGGAAGTTTAGCCACATGTAGTAATCGCGGGGTATGTACCACGCATTACCATTGTTTTTATAAATAGCACCTACTTTACATTTATTCTTTTGGTCATTCCAATAAATAATAAAGTCTTTAGTTCCTTGGGGTGCTTTACAATAAAACCCAATATCATTAAAGATTCTAGCTTGTTCATTGAACATTTTGCTGACCTCATCAAAATGGTATTGACCAGGCTCTTTAAATATACCTTCTACAAATTCTTTAAAATCATTACGAGTAGGAAAAGTAGTTACTGACCACTCTCCATTCTCATATGTAGGAATTTCTATGTTATATTCTTTTAGCATGCTTCTTTTTTAGACTATGTAATAAGTCTTTTAGTTCTTTAAAACCTCTAGGTTTTGCTTGCCCATTAAGATAAGATTCAACATCCTCTCTACGGACCGCATACCATTTTTCTTGATATATGTTATAGTGCAATAAGTAATCATAAAGATAATCACATTTGGTCATATGCGAGCCCCGCCCCGCCTCGAGCACGGCTCGCCTGCTCTTCCTGGAGGTCTTTGTACGCGCCTTTGTAGGCTTCGCGGATTTGCTGGAATTTTGCTGCTGTGTTTGTAAGCGCTGTGATGTTACCGTCTCTTCCATCTGTGATACTTGTTGTGGCCATATAGTTTGCTAAACGGTCAAGCATTTGCTTAATACCATTATACGCCCTCATGGTCGGGGTTTCATATAATTGTTTACAAAGTTCTAATGCGCCTGGGATACCATCATCTTCAGAACTAAACTCTGCTTTTATCTCTGCTAATATAATCTCTTCTTTGTCATCTTCAGCAAGATTAAAAAAAGGATTTAAGTCTGGATTAGGACAAGTCATGTAAAATAAGTATTGGTATATCTTTAGATAATCCTCTGGATAATCATCCATAATTTTCTTAAGAGTACTTATTGTATAACAATGTTCTGTAGGTACAATTACATTGTTTTGTATATCAAATAGTTTGACTATCATCTTCAATCTTTTTTATTTCATAATAATAACTATTAGAATCTTCAGATACCCACTTATCAGATTGGGCCTCAACAGATTCTATATGCGTATCTACT